AATATGATTGTCCAAAGCCATTTTTATTAATTGTGGATACAGTTGAGGTTGCGTAACCGCTTTTTTTGCCATATCCCCTAACTGAACAAATATCATCGGATTCATTCGTGACGATTGCAACCCAGCAATCATCATGTTTCTAAATTGAGCTGAAATTTTTTCTGTTGACGGATTTTGCAAATTTTCAGAATTTTTTTGGGGTGGGGAAGTCGGATTTATTGGCATCATGTTAACCCTAAGACCGACGCAATCTGCGTGTGAATGTTGTAATGCGTACTAACCCAATCGTAAAAATCATTCTCTGAATTGAAATTGACATCCAACATATTGAATGGATTTTGTAAATTTGTGTAAGTTGCAAGCGCTTGATGTTCGACTTGATGAGCCAATAACCAGTCATCTAAGTTGTCAACATTAGCATCCGTAATGGGGAATTTAGCATAGGTTTGACCTAAATCTGTCAATGTTTCCCAAAACAAAAGGTGTTGCACACCATTTTCAAACAAGAACTCTCCTAGTGACTCTTTGTCACCGAATTTAACAATGGAGAGCGTGTCCATGTTCATTTATCAACCTTTGCGTCGAGTCGATCAAATATCTTATTTAACATTTGCTTAATGTCAGATATATCACTTCGATAATCTTCTTTAGAAACGTAGTAATGTGGCATCTCTTTATTATCATTTTCCAAGTCTTTAATTTTGTTGCTGATACCGTTTAGTATCCACAAAGCCAAAACTCCTAACGCAGAAACTAACACATTAAATATTTCTTGTATAGTCATGTTAAATTTTCGAATTGTCTAATAATGGAATTAAAACTAATTGTTGGGTTGTTGTGGCATTTGCAATAGATTCTCTACCAATTGTTAATTGAGAAAAAAAATCTGTATCAGTTACTTGATTATTAATTCCAGCTAATGTGTTTAACTGTCGAATTTGTGTTAATTGCAATGCGGCAGCGTTATATTGATTTAATTTTTGTTGTTGTGCTTTACTAAAATTAACCGTGATTGCGCCATTAACAAGTTCCCAAGCATCAAAAAATTGAGCGTCAGAACCCTGTGGCAAAACACTATCATCAACAATTATTGCTCCTTGAGGACAATCTTTTGCCAAGACTTCGTCAATAGGAATCTCACCAGTAGGTGTGCAAATAGCTACTTGACTATTTTGTTCGTAAATAATTACTTGTGCCATGATTTATCCTTATGAACCTAAAATTATAACTGTCATATTATTGCTATCAAAACCAGCATAAGTGTTTGGTAATGCACAAATAATTCCACAAGTTGTTGTTGTCGGTGTTGCATTGTAACCAACAACCCTTATAGCATTAATATTATCCCAAGCCATTCCAGCAGCAGCATAATAAGCATTTGGCATTGGTGTAATAAAATTTAATATGTAATTTCCAGTAGACGAATAAGTAACTGAACTAATATTAAAAGAATTGTTTACTGTTTTAGTTACTGCATTGTAATTTACCCACGCTTTAGCAATACCAACCATGCCATTTTGAGAAGCTAATACACCTGTTGGAGAATTTAAATTTGTCAAAGTAGCATTACCACTAGCTATCGTGACATTGTTTAAAGTCAGATTTCCAATACTCGAAGATGAGCTACCAAGATTAACAGTCGTATTACCGTAGGTGACGTTGCCCGCTAATGCACCAGCGGCAGCACTAATCCAAGCCGTACCATTCGAGGTTAATACGTTATTAATACTGCCAGGCGCAATAGAAACTACTGACCCTGTGCCATTACCAACCAACACATTATTGGCTGGTAAAGTTACTAATCCAGTTCCACCCTGTGCAGCGGTGATTGCGGTTGATACGCTATTAACCGTGACATTGTTTAAAGCAATATTACCTAATGCGCTAACCGTTCCACCAAAAATAACAACGGTGTTTCCTATGGTTGTTGTTGGTATTGCTGACGCAACATTACCAGATTGAATTGTTGCGTTTGCAAAAGTAACATTACCAATATTAGCAATTGTTCCACCAAAAATAACAACTGTATTACCAATAGTGGTGGTTGGAATAGCGGCAGCCACGTTTCCACTTTGAACAGTAATATTTGCAAAAGTGATGTTGCCAATATTTGCCGCAGTGCCTCCTAATGCAACAACAGTATTACCTAAAGTAACTGATGAGTTGCTTAAAAAATTATTTGGCAAAGTAGATGCAAGACTAAAAATAGTCAAATTTGTCAGAGTTAAATTGCCAACTGATAATGCAGATGAGCCTAAAGCAACAGTTGTGTTTCCTAATACAACACTTGAATTAGACAAGAAATTATTAGGAAAGGTTGTTGAAACACTTTGAATATTTGCATAAGACAATGCCAAATTACCAATGTTGCCAATTGTCGAACCTAAAGCAACTGATGTGTTGCCAATAGTAACGCTAGAATTTGCCAATAAATTATTGGGTAAAGGTGTTGATAAACTTGTGATTGCAACATTGGTCAGCGTAGTGTTGCTAATTGTTCCACCAGTAATTACCGCATTTCCCGTTGTGACATTGGTCACAGTAATATTAGAAATGGTTACATTACCACTTGTAATATTGACGTTAGTTAGGGTTAACCCGAATATGGTTGTGACTACTTGACCAAGATTTGCATTGGTTTGACCAATCGTAATTGGTGTTTGAAAGTTTGCGTCTAACTGCGACAGTGGTATTGTCGTAGAAGCGGTAGCGAATGTATATGGTACTGGCATTAAAACCTCGTTCTTAATTCATGTTCAAATTCAAAACCGTTATAAACAAAGCCTGGTGTACTACTAGATTGTATTGTCATTCCAAGATATTTACCATACTGTTTTGCGTCAGATTTGAATAAAGAATACCCTGTTGTTGTCCAGCCAATAATTGTTCCCGAAGCATTAGACCAAGAAATTAATTGACTCGCATTATTTTGCCAACCAACTAAACTTGTTAACAAAGTAATTGGACTTGTTCCCGCCTCACTATCAACAGTGACATTTAAATTGGCAGCTGAGTTGGTATTTGTTCCTTCAATACCAATCTTTAAGGCTTGTTTAGTACGAATATTATCTTCCATTGGCAATAAAGCAGTCTGCACAATTGAAGAAATGTTATTGGTGTTGTCGTTGTAAAGTCGATAAAGAGTTGTTCCGTCTGAACCAAATAAACTAATTTTACCCGATACTGGAACTGTAGTAATGTACGATAAATTGTCGTTTTGCGAAGTAATAAACCATTTTTTTTCAAAAAACACCGCTTGAATATACCGATAACTTTGAGAAAACACCGCATCATAATATCTAAAATTAAACGCAGCACACAAAATGTTATTTAATAAAACTTGACCCGCATAAATCGGACTATTAAAATCAATGTTTGGAATCATTCCATCTAAACTATCTGATAATTTAGAGGTTGTTGATCCCACCAGCGCATAAACTCCGTAATCATTCATAAACAAAACGGATCTAAAATAAGGAAAAATAGCGTAAGGTCGTTTTGTTCCTACGGATGCCGATACGTTGGTGTTAGTAAAAATAGTAACTCCACCCGTCACCACCCTCACATCCGAGAACACGTTAATCGAATCATCACCAAAAATGTACAAGAAATTATTGGCTGCCAAAAGTTGCACAATGTTGCCATGCAATGTGGAGTCGGTTAATGTCAACGCACCCGCAGAAACACTCGTAAAATCGCTATAAAAGCCCGCTGCTGAGTAATAAACAGTTCTTCCTTGTGCTACCCACACCCGACCACTAAAAGTCGCTACGCCTACGTTTTGATTGTTTGACACAATAGGTTGTAACACGGCAGTATTGCCACCAGTTCCCGTAATTGTCACAATAATGTTGGCGGCGTTAGTATAGCCTGTGCCGTTGTTGGTCATAATGACTTGGGTGATTGCATTACCTTGCACTATGGCTTTAGCCACTGCACCCGTACCACCACCGCCTGTAAATGAAATTGTGGTATTTGCCGTATTACTATAACCCGAGCCACCGCTGATTACCGCAAAAGATAATGTTCCTGTGGCAAAAGTAGTGATACCCGCAATCGCTGACGCACCAGAGCCACCGCCACCCGAAAAGGTAATCGACACGTTAGAACCATTGGTATAGCCTGTACCACCCGTCAATAACGTGATGGTACTGACATTTCCGTTCAAAATAGTTGCAACTGCGTTGGCTTGGGTGCCTCCCACTTGATCTGGTGCAGAAATAGTGACTGTGGGTGCCGAAGTATAAGCATTGCCCGCAGAAGTTAAAGCAATTGTGCCAATCGAGCCAATTGAAACGGTATTATTTCCATCCCAACTAAACAAACCTTTGCTCGGGTCAAGAATCAACATTCGATCATTGTTGTATTGTGAGTAATTGATTCCAGAGTTGGAAAATGTACCCGCAGCCGACACATTGCCTGTTGCTAAAGTCTGAACATTGTAAAATTGTGCGCCACCATTGTTTTCAAAACCAACAATGTAATCGTTTTGCCCTAAATTGACAGAAGCAAAGGTAGTAACCGTACTACTGAAAGTAACAATGTTGCCTGTTGCGTTGATGACATTAGATACAGTCGGAATGATTTTTAAGTTGGCATAACCTACAGGCTGAACATTTTCTAGCCAACTAAACTCGTCATCTCCAATTGATGTACGGTTGGCTTTAGTGTTAAGACTTTTAAATTCCTTAACCACTTTGTAAGATTTTTTCTGTTCTGCGCTTGCCATTTAAAATCCTGTGCCATAAACCGATGGTATCCGCCTGGTAAAAACTGAATTTAAAATTGATCTGACTTGCGTTGTATATTCTTGTTTATAAATTTCCGCTTCACCAAAAGATTGTTCATAATACTTGGCTAAGTAAGCAGCATAAAATTTTACCGCCCCCGAATAAGGATCATTAATAACATCGGCTACTGTTGCCGTAGATAAACTCATGGCATTAGGTAACACCACGCAATCTATTTCAATTTGATAGCTTTGATCTGGTATTGGACCTATGTAAATTCTGTTTTCACTGTAAATACTAAAGACTAAAGGTCTGCCAATGTAGTTTTGCCAGAAACGCATCTTGGCATTAAATTCAGACCACTGTGCATAGTCGAGAGGCACCCGTGTATTACCCCAATACAGATTAATATTAAGAACATCAAGCACGGTATTATTAGACGAAATAGACAACGGCATGGTTGCCAAAATAGATGAAATATTCTCGTAAGTAATAATTTCACAGTTGCCTACATACAACAGTGTGGCAGTACCATCCGCAAACGCAGTAGTCGGCGGATAATTACTATAATTATTAGCGCCCGATGCGGGATAAGGTGGCGCAGTCGATCCACTGGTTCCGCTTGTTTTATATTGATAAATAAAAATATTGCTAAAGACATATTGTCCAGCAGTGACCGCCGTATTGGCAACCCAAGCCGTAGGGGTGCCACCTTGAATTGTAGGGACTTGTGTTACTGCAATTTGTCGTAAACACCCTGTGTCACGAACCACACGCTCCCTAGCCGAATTAATATAGTCAGTTAACTGTTGTTGAGTATAGAAATTAAGGTTGGCATCGTGCAACAATCGTTGAACATCGGTGAGATAGCTCTGTAAAGTTGCCATGTTTTATTCATAGTTTAAACTGCTTTAAGGATTTTTCCCCTCGCTTGATGTGAGTCAGGCAAGGGTACTCTCTCCACCAACGGGGATAACGATTGGTTCTTTTTTGGTCGTTCAAGCTGAATATCAACAAGCGCTAAGGATTTAAAACCCTCTTTGTAATCAGCGCCACTTTTTACCCAACCTAAACGAGTCAAATATGGTTTTTTGTCTTCTTGGTCATAACCAAAAACATGAATAGCAATTTCAATAGGAACTTCAACAGTTTCATTTTTTGGAAAATCATAAAATTTACCATCGTATCCATCGCAAACCTCATAGTCCGTGTTATTCGTTACAAATACAGTTGACATCTTATCCCCTTCAAAAATTAAAAACTTACTACGTCACCATACACGCAAATGTCAACGGTATTAGCGTTTCCAGATGGGGTGTTAATGTTTACATATAATGCTTGCGTCACCACACCCGATACCACGTTTGTTGTATAAGGCGCAGACGGTGTAATGTCTTGCCATGTACCAACACCCGTAAGTGTTGACAACACAGTATTGCCAAATACTACGTTGGCATTGTTGTTGGTGGCAGAAATAGACACGTTAGCAGAAGAAACGCTACCACTTGGATTTTGAATCGTAACTCTGCGAACAATTATTCCCCCAGAATTAGCCGTTGCACCACCGTTGGTTAATCCGCCACTTAATAAAGGCAAAGTAATTACTGCATTACCGCCAGTATTTAATTGGGTTGCACGAACAACTGCAAGACGACCGTTACTAAACGAATCAAGATAAAACTGTGCAACTGAATCAGCGTTCGCC